TAGGGTAGGTTGGGTTGTAAGCGCCTGTACTTGAACCTGAAAAATATCCAGCGTTCGGGTCACCTGGGTAGTTACCAGGACCACCTACAGGACCATAATGGTCACCTGAACCTCCGTCGTTGAATGTTCCGTCAACGTAAGTACCACCAGAGTAACCTTGGATTTTAGGTACAAAGTAGAACAATTTACCGATAGGTAAGTTCATTGCTTGTACAGAAACGATATCGTTTGCTAATAATTTAGAGAATACACGTCTAACGATTGGGAATACGACAGTTTCGAAAGAACCTGAAGAACCGTCAGAAGTTGCTTCGTTAATTAAGAAAGATGCTTGGTTTTCATATAACTGAGCAACATTCTCTTTTAGGTGGCCTTTAAGACCTTCAAGGAACCCTAATTTGTCCCATTTGTTAATTGTATCTTCTTTGATAACTTTAAGGTGCTTAAGACCGATGTTACCAACAAGACCTGATTCTAATAATGCTCCCATTTTTTTGGTTTTTTATTAATTTTGTTTAGTTTATTTTTATTTTATTTTTGCCATTAAATCTTTCATTCTTAAGAACTGAGGATTTTCATAAGTTTTAGACTCAATCAAGTTAGCCGCTGAACCTGTTGCTTGTACGTTTTCAATTTTACGTTCAATTGACTCATTCATTGGTTGACTTGTCTTAACTGAAAGCTCATCTTTAATAGCTTTGTATAAGTTCTTAGATTCTTTAATAGTTTCAACACTGTCAAATCTTCTCAAGATGTTAATTTTTTCTTGTTTAGAAGTTGAATGTTCAGTAAACAAACGTGTTGCGTAAGCCAAGTTAGAATTAAACACGGCTACTTCATTTAATTTGTTTCTGAATACATTAAGTGCTTTTCTGTACTCTTCATTTTTCTCTCTAAGAATTTGTACTTCTTTTGCGGTACTTTCGAAAGTTAAGTTTCTGTTAGGTGTGATAGCTTTTCTTAAACCACGACCTGATTTAGAGCCTTTTCCGTAAGTTCTTGCCGCCTCTTTGGTTTCCATCTTTTTAACAGGTTTCATTTTACCCTCAAGATTTTCACCTTCTTTGTACTCAAATTTTGCCTTACCTGTACCCATGGTTTTGTTAACTTTTTTCTTAACAGTTTTAAAACCACCTTCCATATTAGGTTTGCTTGAATACACTTTTTTCTTATTTGGATTGCCCATCCCAACACCTTTAGGTTTCATAGTCATTTTAGATTCCATCACAGGTTCGTCCATGTCTTCCATGTACTCATCACCTTCTTCAAGTTCGTAATCTTTATAATGACCATCTACATCACCAATTTTGTGTCCTTTTCTTCTTTTGAAATCGTGTTTGTTTCCTCCGTACATTTCTTCCATGTCACCCATGTCGCTCATGTCTTCGTCATCCATAACAATTTCATATACTATTTCGTCAGAATCTTCTCCTTCTTCCATGTCTTCCATTTTGTACATATCACCATCTTCCATTTCCATATCAAACATGTCGTTTTCATCATATGAATCTTCTTCATCATCAAACATGTTTTCAGGTCCCATGTAATCAGGGTCCATGTCTTCATCGTCTTCATCAGACATGAAAATTCTTTCAACAATACTTTCGATTGATTCTTCACCGTCTTCTTCTTCGTACATGTCGCCTTCTTCCATGTCGCTCATGTAATCATCAGTACCAACCATTTCTTCTAATTCAGAATCCATGTCATCCATGTCATCTTCACCTTCACCAACAATCATGTATTCATTTTCATTATCTTTAAGATTAATGTTACCAGCTTCGTCTTTAACAACAACAATGTTGTCTTCAGGCCCTGCTAATGAAAATACACGTAAGATTTCATCTTCATCTTCAACGTCAGTTAAGTCGATTGTGTCTTCGTCATCCATGTCACCCATGTCCATGTCGCCCATGTCCATATCGAGTTCGGTGTTATCATCGTCCATTTCATCACCCTCAGGTGCGTCCATGTCAACTTCTGCGTCAACCTCAATTTCGTCGTCTTCTTGTTCAGACAGAGATTCTTTTACTAATTCTTTGATTTCTTCCTTCATTGTTGAAGCAAGTATTCCTTTTGCATTTTCAGCAACCGCTTCTTCCAAATTTTTCATTTGGATGATTGCTTCCTCTACTAAAGATTTTTCTTTTGCCATATTTTTGTTTTATTTAATATATAAATATTACCATTTATCAAAAAAGTTTAATTTTAACTATTTCGATAAATGATTTTTTATTTACATATAAATATTTCCAACTTGACAAAAAATAAAAAAGGGGACTAAATGTCCCCTCTTTCAATTATTGAATGTATAAATAAATTATTCTATCACCTCATCAATTTTACTTTCAACAATTGATGTAATCCTCCAATCTTGTGTGTAGTTTTGGTAAATCTTTGTTACTTTAGCTTCTACATCGGTAGGACTATAACCCCTGACTAGTTTCTCTTCTCTTAGTTTTTTAATTTTTCCTGAATTTTCATCAACCATATCAGTTGTGATTTTTGCTACAAAATATTTCTCGTTCATAATATAGATTTTAATAACCTAAATAATCGGTTAATCTTTTCATTAAGTCAATAGATTTGTTAGCGGAAGGCCCAACTTCTCTCTCAGCTCTCATTCTTTTTTCTTCATCGAGATTTTCCTCAAAGTTAAATCTTTCTTCAGGTTGACTAAATAAATAAGCACCTGGTGTTGATGGTGAAGAAACTAAGTCAAAACATATTAATTCAAAATCATCCTGTACTTCATTTTGTTCACCAACTTTTTTAAGTGAGCCAACACCTCTTGATGATATACCTAACGTAACACCTTGTCTTAGGTAGTTAGCCGCCATATCTCCTTTTGTAGAAACAATTCCTCTTTCATGGAAACCTGGTGAAGTCAATAATTTTAATTTACCCATTAATACAGGTCCGTCCCACCATATATCAGTTATAATGTGAGAAACTCTATCAAGGTCAATTAAAGAAGATTCAGGGTGATTTAATTCAGATAATGAAGTTCCTTTCTGAATCATCTTTTTATAATTGTCCGCCTCCCTTTTTAAGATACGTTCAGGATATATTCTTCCGTTTCTATTTGGTGTATTATATTTTTGTAATACAGCGTAAAACTCAAATGGTTTGGAGTGGTCTAACATGCCTTTAGACTCCATAATATATTGATTGTTTTCCGTTTTTGGATTAATAAATCCCGCATCGTATTCAATCAAAATACCTTTACCACTTTCATAAGGTTTTAATATTTTCAAATCCATCTTTATTATTTTTATTTAATAAATATCAAAGATTTCTTATTTGTAGTGGTTCTTTACTTGTATTACCTTTTTTTGTTAAATAAAATCTAAAATATTGATTGTTGTAGAATACTTCATCAATAATGTTATTTGATATTTTTTTAAGTGATTCTTTAATCTCCTTAGATTTAAAGTCAATATCATTTTTATTTAGATAAAGTGTTATTTCCAAATTCATAAATGATTTTTTTCCCATTGTAATACCACTTGACCTTAAATCTAAATCTACAATAAATTTTTCTTCAAATAATTTTCTATCAACTGAATCAAATGTTGCGTGTTTTATCACCCGACTCATGTTTAATACGATTCTATTCCAATTCTCGTATTTGTCTATGGGCTCCACCCAAGTTTGGATGTTTAAATAAATTGATTTTAACTCTACTGAATCTACCGTACCATAAGATATTTTAGCAAAGTTGTGAGTTTGAATTTTTGAGGTTTTCCCTTTTTTCATTAGTTGTCATATTTCCCTGTTTATTTTTTTCATAATAATAGATATATTTAAGGGTATAGTCAAAAAACTAATAATATAAGGAAAAAAATATGATTATTGTAAAAGTAGATAAAAATTCTAATTTGGAAAAGGCTTTAAAAATTTACAAAAGTAAAATTATTAAAACAAGACAAAGTTCCGAAATTAATTCAAGAAGGGAATTTGTTAAAAAATCTGTATTAAGAAGACAACAGATTAATAAAGCCAAATATGTTCAGAAAAAATTTAAATCAAATAACGATTAAATATTTTCATTCAAACTCTTAAGTTTGAAATAACTTAATTTATCATATTTTTCAGACACAACCTTACTTAAAGTTTCCTCAATTTTAGATTTGGTACTTTTGTCAACGGTTTCGTCTTTTAAAGTGTTTAACTTATTTATAACACTTTCTTTAATATTTTCAAATTCATTTGAATATTTTGAGTCATCTTCTGATAAAACTTTTAACAATTCTTTTTTATCAGATTCATTTAACGAATCAATATAGTTAGTTATTGTTTTATTAGCAACATTAATCATAGAACTTATTGGGATTAATGGTGTTTCAGACTTAGTTACAGGTTTTTTCTTAAGATTTTCGGAAATTAATTTTCTACTTTCAAGTCTTGACTCAATCATTAAGACATTATTTGAAAATAAATTATCAATGTTTTTATATTGGTTTTCTACAACAGTATTTTTAGCCCAATTTTTGATGTTATTGACATCACTATCTTTAATTTTATTTACAGTATTTTCGTAAACAGTGATACATTCGTTTATGTAGTCAAAAACCAAGTTGTTATCCATACCTTTATTAGATGATAAATCATCGTACAAGTAATAAAGTTTAGATATGTTTTTATTTTCTAAAACATATTTTTTAAAGTTTTTTATTTCCTCTTTTAATGTACCTTTTGAATAAGATTCTAATAAGGTGTTTTCTATTCTTGATTTTAATATTCCGAAATTCATCATTGTTTTTAATTATAAATATTAATCTCTTAGTATTTTACTCAATTGAGCCTCAATTTCACCCAAAGAATTTCTTGCTCTGGATAAATCTATAAAATCTTCAGAGTTGGTTAATGAATCACTTTCTAATAAAATGTTCATATTATCTTTATTTACTGATTCAGGTGTAACTTCACCTCCTT